CTGCTTTCAATTTGTATTTGATAGGTCCAATCTCTACTGATTCCATTGTGTCAATTTCAAATTGACCTGCAAGTCTGTCTTCTTCAGTAAGGTTGTAGATTGCCAACTCGCATACTGCATCTTTCAACTTCTTTGGGACTGTAAGAACAACATAGCCATCAAAGTCATAGATGTATGTACGAGGCCAAGCCAGAGCCTGTGCTTGTGTAGCACGGCGTCCAACAAATTGTTCATTTTCAATAATTCTGGTTGCACCTACTAGGGATGCTTTCTTTGTTTCATCATCCAGTGCTGCCCAAGTAGAAGCTTTCAAATGTGCTTCCAAATAGGTGTTTGCTTCAGCAAGGGTGACATAACTGTTTGCAGTTGCACTTTTCTCTACTGCGTCTATGGTTATGGTCATATCTTTCTCCTCTTAGTACTCTATTTACTTAACAACACAAAAAAGGGAGCCATGATAGACTCCCTTTCTAGATCAATCCACTAGGGATTAATTAAGCTGCATTGTTACCAACAGAGCTGGATGTTACACCAACATAAACTGCTTCAGTATCAACAATACCATACTGAGCAACTGTATACCAGCCAACATTCACAAAGCGTCCAAGTGCATCAAATGGTCCAGTAACTCTCAAGGACATAGCCTGAGATTCTGCCTTACCAAGAGCATTAAAACCAAGGAACAAACCAGAGTATGCATCAACAATGCCTGCACCTGCTTGGTCAGCGAATGCGATGTTGTTGTTTCTGACAATGCGGAAGCCCTTGAACATACCAACTTCATTTGCAAGAGCTGGCATAGCATCTGTGTACTTAACCACATCTTGCCAAGAACCTGCACCTGAGGAAGCACGAAGGTCATGGATTTGGTCATCATGAAGAACTGCTACATAAGCACCATTGATTGTAGGTACATTGGAACGAGCCAACTTGTTGTACATCTTGTTAAGGAATGCTGCATCAAGTACATCAGCTGCCAAAAGACCTGCTTCAGAACCAGCACCTGCATAGATAACATTGCCAGATGCAGTCAATGCATTTACAGCAAGCTTGTCCATTGTGGAACCAGCATTCATACCAACAACTTGTGCTGCAGCCAAATCTGCTTTACCACCAGTTTGAAGGGATGCAAGGTTAGTGCGAGTAACAACTGTACCATATTCAGCTGGGGTGAATAGGATTGCTGTATCACTCATTGTCTGGCGAGTTGCATCTTCTGTCTCAGAAAGAGGAGTAGTTGCAAGTGCAAGACGGGCATACTTAGTCATTTGAATAGACTTAGCACCAATGGATGTGTTGACTTGAGCCAACTGGTCCATTACATTATTTTGACCATTGGCAACCAAGAAAGATTGTTCAAAGGCTAGGACAATACTTGAATCAAGTTCAGTAGTTCCTGTCATATTAGCTACAAAAGGCATGTTAATTGCTCCTTAAGGGGTTAGAATTTACCATATTTTTTCATAACAGCCATAATTTCTACTTGGGATTTTGCCGCCCGCATCTCAGATTCAAATCCAGCAGATGGGGTACCATCTCCAGGTCTCTTCACTGGGGGAAGGTTTGTGCCTTCGCCAACTCCAAATAAAATTGGGTCTGTCTTCTTCATTTCTTCAATCTGAGATTGGATAGAGGAGATGTCAACTGTAAAGTCTTCCTCACTCACAACAACCTTAGATTTATCGACCAATTTAGATACAGTATCCACTGCTCTTGCACCAGCCTTTTGGAGAACATCCTTAAGTGCTGAGTCGATTGCTTTATTCTTCAGGCCAGTCTTAAGTTTTGTGTTATCAGCCATTTGGGCTTCATACAATTCCTTGTACTTTCCTTGCTCAGTTAATAGAGCTTGTTCACGCTGCTGTTGTTCAGTTTCAAATTGCTTCAACTTCTGCTTTTCTTTGTCTCTTGTGGAGATAACTTCCTTATTGATTCCCTTAAGGTTTTCAATAAGAGCCATTGCCTCTTCTAAGGTACTAGGACCTTCAGGTTTTACAATTGTCTCTGTACTAGCTGCTTGTGTGGTATCCGCCACTGTTTCTTGAGTCATCCAACTCTCCTTTGTGTCTAAAACTATATTATGAGCTATTGCAATTTATTTATAAGGAAGACACCAGGTCTCACTTAGGAACGTATTCTGGGACACTGATTTCCACAGTCACAGCACCCCTTGGCTTGTGGCCAATGTATCTTCTGATAATGTTGGGCAATTCTCGAATTGCCGGCTCTATGATACCATTTGGTGCTTGCCCAGACCAACCATCTTCTAGGAATGAGGCGTATTCTAATGGATTAATAATCTCGATGATGTCATAGGAATGCCAATACATTTGCCAGGATGATTGGAACAAACCTGTATCTACTGGAGATAAGCCCACACACACATTGAACACCTCCATACAGATATCACTCCATATTTCAGGTGGTATCTCATTAGGATTAGAGTTTATGAGTGTGGTGCTGATTGCTGGCATTATGCAATTCGAACTGCTGTATTTCTGGTTAATGTTTGATTAGGTGTAGCCATTGGTGCATTGTACAAATCAATCTCTGCAATCTTAGCAAGGGCTTCTTCTTGCGTCATACCTTCTGTTTCCATAAAGTAATCTACACGAGATGCACGTCCTTCCATAATCTTCTTAGACCAGACATTCTCAGCATCCATGTCATCTACTGGAAGTTCTGGTTCAGCAAAGGTTACATAAAGGATGCCATCTTGTGGAAGAGCAAATCCAGGAACACCATTCAGCACAAATGTAAGCACCTTATATAAGCGCGCAAAACCAGCAGTGAACATCTTCTGTCTTTGCTTTCTAAGTTCCATATTAGGGAGCTCTTCAACAATAAGTTGGAAGCCAGATTGTGCACCTGCATCACCACTTGCTTGAAGTCTAACAGACCAATCACCGGCAAAGTCCTTCACCCACTGGCTGAACATCTCTTCAATTGGCATCAAAGTAACATCTGGTCCTTTGTACTCAACATAAGGAGAAGTACCTGGAGGAGTTTCAAGCAATACAATACGGCCTGGGCCACCCACTGTACTTGGCATAGCAGGTACTTGACGAGGAATGCCTGTAGTAGGGTCTACCCATGTCTGTGTGCCAGCACTTGAGTCACCAATCTCTGCATTAGTGAACAGGGTCTTCACTTTAGACCAAGCAGCAGCATACTCACTGTCCATCAAGTGGAAGTTGTACATCTCATTCATACCAACAATGTCAGTAGGAGCGATGTTCCACATACCATATCTAGGTGTGGCAGTATCATGGAAAGATGCTACTGGGATAATGCCATAAGGATTATCAAACTGTGCCTTGATAACAATCTCTTTAGCATCCTCTTCATATTCCAAATCATAGATGGTGTCTAGTGTAAAGTAACGGTACTCATCAGAGTCATCATCACATGTAAGCATAAGCAAGTCAGTTACCTGTCTAGTAACAGGGTCAACCATCACAGCAGCATTGCCTCTGTGAAGTGCATCAAGGATAGGCTTCTTGTTGATAGGGTCTAATTGAACTAGAACCAAAGATGTCTTGAGCAAGCGTACTTGGTTGTCAAAGTTGGTGAAGAATTCAATCCAATCTATCCCATCAAGGATGTCCTTCAAATTTTGAGAGGCTACTTGGTTGACTGCACCATTTGTCCAGACTTCTACTCTAGGCTGATTACCATTGAAGAGCAATCCAGACTTATCCACAATTGCTTTTGTGATATTGCGGGTGCGAGGTGTCAAACCCTTTTCTTTCCAATTCTTTCTAAAATTGGTTGGAGCAGATAGAGATTTTAAAATCTCTTCTGTCTGCTTGCCATCATAATAGTTGAGGGCTTTCCTAGCAAACACAGCATCTGGTTCACCAAGGCATTTAATCAAACTTTCTACTGTGTCTTTGTTCATTTTAATAAGTCCTCATTTTCATTCTGCCCTGTATAGGGTACATATAGTGAATTGTGTAGCCACCGGCATCCAGTGGGTGGTCCAAGTCATTAGATTTGTCTGGTTCACCCTTCACCCATGCTTGTCTCTCAAGACATCTTACATATGTAGGGCATTGTCTCTTATTTACTTTATATCTTCTTTCATTCAAACTGTTGTTGAACATTGCATTCATCGAGTTAATACGGTCACCAACAGGAGGATTGCTTGGATTGACTTGGAGTTTGAACCCAGCATTCATCAGGATAGCATGTGAAGTGTCCATACCAGTTGCAGTTCTGTTCTTACCTGATGCATCAGGATAGATAAAGATTGGCTGTGTAGGGTATCTCTGTCTAATGAGGGAGCACATTGTAGGTACATCCCTTACCCCACATAGTTCATCCACAGCATAGGGAAGATTGTCTTTGATAATATGAGTAATAGCAGCACATTTTCCAATATTAAAGTCCATACCAATATGGAGGGGAGCTCCTCTAGGATTAT